CAATTAAGCAAAGATGGAATTGATCCTCATAGCGAAAAAAGCGCGGAAATATGGAGGAGCATATTAAAACAATCATATAACGCGCGAAAAGCCAGAAAAACATAATGCTAATCAAGTATGGCGACAGTAATGTCGATGTAGACGAGGCATTACTTGAAATAGAGCGGTGTGAATTAGAAGCATCGCTCTACGACTTTACTGTCGCCGCTTGGCCGAATATTGACAGCGCAGAGTTTGCTATGGGCGGATATGCTTTGCAAGCGGTGTGCGAGCATCTGGAAGCGTGCGCAGATGGATACATCCCCAACCTGCTGATCAACATTCCACCGCGCTTCAGCAAGTCAACGGTGTGCGGTGTGATGTTCCCGGCGTGGGTGTGGGCGCAGAACGCCAGGACGCCGTTGGCCGGCCCTGGCGCACAGTTCCTGCACGCCGGCTACGCGATGGCCCTGTCGCTGCAAGATAGCGTCAAGTGCCGAACCCTGATCCAATCAGACTGGTATCAGAAGCGATGGGGACACCGGTTTAAGCTGACCGGCGACACAAACACTAAGCAGCGTTTCCAGAACGACCAGAACGGCATCCGCAACACGGTATCCGTTGGCGGTGCCACGACCGGCCTTGGTGGCAATTACCTGATCGGCGACGATCTTAACAACAGCGCCGAGGCGAACAGCGAAGCCATCATCAAGTCCACCATCGAATGGTGGGACATGGCTTGGTATAACCGCCTGAACAATTCCAAGCCCGGCTACGGTTGCCGCATCGTCATCGCACAGCGACTGTCAGAGCAAGACATCAGTGGTCATGTGCTTGAGAAGGGCGTGGGCGACTGGCAACACCTCTGCCTACCGATGCGATATGAACCAGAGCGGTCATTCCACACCACCCTGGTGCCTGCCTGGGCGACCGATGACGGCATGCCGATCCAATGGAAAGACCCACGCACGACGCCTGGGGAACTGTTGTGGCCGGAGCGGTTCGATGAACAGCAGGTTGTTCTACTCGAAAAGACGCTAGGGCCGTGGGCGACCGCAGGGCAGCTACAGCAGCGTCCTGAACCTGCCGGCGGCGGCGTTATCAAGCGAGAGTGGTGGAATCTCTGGCCTGACGAAGCTTTCCCGCCGTTCGATTTCATCATCGCCAGCCTGGACACCGCATACACCACGAAACAAGAGAATGACTTTAGCGCCCTGACGGTTTGGGGTGTATGGTATGGATCAACCGACACCCGAGCCACCCGCACGGTCAACCGTTATGGCGCAAACGCCGAGGCATTGTCAGACACCGGCACTATCGACGGTCTGCCGAAGGTCATGCTGATGACGGCTTGGCAGGAACGCCTGGAGTTGCATGACCTTGTGGAGAAGGTAGCCAAGTCCTGTCGTGCGCTGAAGGTTGACAAACTCCTGATTGAGAACAAGGCGTCAGGCATCAGCGTGTCGCAAGAAATGCGCCGAATGTATGGCCACGAAGACTTCGCCGTGCAGTTGATTGACCCTAAGGCGCAGGACAAGCTAGCGCGCCTCTACAGCGTGCAGGCGTTGTTCTCCGAAGGTATGGTATACGCGCCCGATCGTGCGTGGGCGGATATGGTTATTACACAGGTCGGTCAGTTCCCTAAAGGGCGACATGACGATCTTTGTCTGGTAGGCGATACATTAATCACTATGTTTGATGGAACCACTAAGCGCATAGACGCAATAGTTGCTGGAGATATGGTGGCAACGCCAGCGGGTCCATGTCTAGTATCTGCCGCATCCATGACCGGCGTGCGCGAAGTATGGCAAGTTGAATACACTGGAGGATGTTTAGTAGGGACCGCAAATCATCCCATACGGGTTGGATGTGAATGGAAAGAACTTGCGTCACTGTGTCCATTTGATGTATTACAGACACAATTAGATGCGTTGAACGAAAATCAAAATTTGTGTGTGGTAAAATCAGTAAAGCGCACCCATACTATACGTCCCGTATTCAATCTGACGGTTGAGGGGGAACACTGCTATTATGCCAACGGTATTCTCACTCATAATTGCGATACCGTCAGCATGGCGCTTCGTCACCTGCGCGACCTCGGCTTGCTTGTCCGCAGTCCCGAGCGTATTGCGGAGTTGAACGCAGCCAACCAACACCAAGGCAAACCGCCACAGCCGTTGTATCCAGTATAAGTGGATAAGAAATGAAGATAACCAGCCTGAAAACAAATAAAATTGTTGCCATCAATGAAGACGGTGAAGTTATTATTGCTGATGACTTGCACTTTAAGCCTGATTTTATCGGGCCTGAATCGGTCGAAAGCATAAAAGAAAACACGGAAAGATTGTCTAAGTTACTACTAGAGCGTCAATCTAAGATTAATTTCGTAGAAACTGACAAAAGATACAGCCCCAGGTTTTTCTAACAATTCATCAAGGGATACAGGCTATGCTAAAATGCCAAGCAGCACTTGAAGACAATGGCGACGGTTCTTTCACCGTTGAAGTATGGTCGCCTGATTTGGCTGGAATTACTGCGACGTATACAGTAAAAGCAATCGCTGATAATTATGCCGCGCAAGAAGCCATCGAACGCTTTATTGCCGAACACGGCGCACTCATGGGGTAGCATATGTCGCTCGTTCCTGGCCTGTCACCGAACATCCGGTTGTCTGAACCCGAACCGGGTTTGCAGCTTGCGCCGATAGACGTGGTGGTGGCAGAAGACGACGAGCAGCAGGATACGCCGGAATATGACGACAAGGGTGCGATCCTACGCATCGAACACCCTGACGGCTCGATCACCGTCAGTCTGGACGGCAAGCCCATTGACGAGGCAGAAAGCCGTGGTCCAAAGGGCTGGTTCGACAATCTGGCTGAGGACATCAGCGACCTCGAACTGAGCCGCATCAGCAGCGAACTGCTACGTGGCGTAGAGGACGACCTTGAAACCCGCCAGGAATGGATTGAGGACCGCGCGCAGGGAATTAAGCTTCTCGGTCTGAAGGTGGAGATTCCCAACCTTGCCGGCGCGTCTGACGGCGCTCCTGTCGAGGGTATGTCCCGCGTTCGTCATCCGCTGCTTCTGGAGGCTGTTCTCCGCTTCCAGGCGAACGCGCGTTCGGAAATGCTGCCCACCGATGGACCGGTGAAGATCAGGGACGACAGCAACGGCAGCACCGCAGAACAGGACCAGTTAGCCGACGCGCTGGAAAAGGACTTCAATCACTACCTGACCAGCACGGCGACGGAATACTATCCCGATACCGACCGTATGCTGCTGTTGCTTGGCTTCGGCGGCACAGCGTTCAAGAAAGTCTACTTCTGCCCGCTGCGCAACCGGCCCGTGAGCGAGACTGTTGATGCCGATGACCTGATCGTCAGCAACAACGCATCCGACCTTCAGAACGCCCGACGCATCACGCACCGTGTGTCGATGAAGCCATCGACGGTCAAGCGCCTGCAAATCATGGGCGTTTACCGCGACACCGAACTGTCGCAGGCTGCCGCGCCTAAGCTTGATGCCGTCAAAGAGGAGAAGGACGCACAGCAGGGCATTAGTTCCGAAACCAAGAACCCTGACGACCGCGACCGCGAAATTTATGAGATTTATTGCGAACTCGATATCGTCGGCTACGAACACAAATACAAGGGCAAAATCAGTGGCTTGGAAGTCCCGTATCGCGTCACTATTGACGTATCTTCGAAGCAAATCCTGTCTATTGTCCGCAACTACGACAAGAACGACGAAGAACTTCCTGACCCGCGTGCTAACTTCGTCAAGTATACATTCGTTCCTGGCTTCGGCTTCTACGACATTGGATTACTGCATATACTTGGTAATACTACCAACGCTATTACTGCTGCTTGGCGTGAGTTGCTTGATGCTGGGATGTATTCTAATTTCCCTGGCTTTTTGTTCGCGGATACTGGCGCGCGTCAAAACACTAACATTTTCCGCGTTCCGCCGGGTGGTGGCGCTCCGGTCAAAACCGGTGGCATGCCCATTAATCAGGCCATCATGCCTCTCCCGTATAAGGAACCATCGCCGGCACTGATGTCGCTGGTTAATGACATTGCCACCACGGGTATGCGGATCGGCGGCACGTCTGAGCAGCAGGTTGGTGAAGGACGCGCAGACGCGCCTGTCGGCACCACCCTGGCGATGATCGAACAGGCCGCGAAGGTGCTGAACAGCGTTCACAAGCGCATGCACGCATCGCAAGCCGAGGAATTTCGGTTGCTTGCACGTTGCTTCAAGGAGAACCCGAATAGCTTCTGGCAACGTAACAAGACGCCTGCATATACGTGGGACGAGAAGGTGTTCCTGAAGGCGCTAGAGGACAACGAACTGTCGCCCCAGGCAGACCCGAACACAGCCAGTGCAGCGCAGCGTATGATGAAGCTTGCCGCTCTGAAGCAGCTACAGGCGTCTAACCCGACGATGTATGACCCGATTGCCATTGATCGTGCGTGCATCCAGGCCCTCGGCTTCTCCAACCCCGATCAGTTCATGGCTCCTCCGTCCGCACAGGCTGCGCCACCGCCGGAAATGCAGAAGCAGATGGCGGAAATGCAGGTCAAGAAGCAGCAGGCCGACGCACAGACGTTGAAGGCCCAGGCGGACATGCTGAAGGCGCAACACGAAGCAAGCGCACCGCATGATGTTCAGCAACAGCAGGTGGACACGCCTGTCGATCTGATGACAGCAAGGGCGAAGTTGATGGACGCGCAGACGAAGCGCCACGCCCTCGGCATTCAGCAGGCTGACGTCATGCAGGAAGACCGCAACCGCGCTGCCGACCGTGCAAGTCACGAGAAGATTCAGCTACTGGAATTGGCGCGCGACATCGCCTTGCATCCCCAGGCGGCAC